GGTGTTTTCCACCCTCAGCTTTGATTCAGACCCCTGTTTCTAAAACATTTTTTAATGGTATTAAAGCGTCTGTGGTAGACAATGCATGCCAACACGCTTCTCATACATGTGGGATTACTACACATTCTGGTTCAACTAGATCTCCATCTTCTGGAGCCAGCAAGACATTTATAGAGGGTAAACCTGCAGCACGAATAGGTGATAACATCGCTTGTGGAGATGCAATAGCTGAAGGATCTACTAATTCTTTCATAGAATAACCTAAATAAAGAATATGGCAAGAAATACAAGAATCTTTTCTGACTTAGACCTAAATTTCACTAAACATCCAGTGACTGGGGATATTACACGCAGATACGACGAGAATGCAATTAAGCAATCCGTAAAAAACCTTCTTTTAACCAGAAACTTCGAAAGACCATTTCATAGCGAAATTGGCTCTCCTGTTCGTGCATTACTTTTTGAACTTCCAGGTCCAATGTTTTCGATGATGCTGCAACGAGCCATTATCGATGTTATTAATAACTTTGAACCACGAGTAGAACTTTTAGATGTTCGAGTTGATGATTCTTTGGACGCTAATGAAGTTTATGTAACAGTAGAATTTAAAATAGCAAATACCGAGAGTCCTATTACTCTTGATCTAGCATTAGAGAGAACCCGATAATGGCAAACAATAATAAAAGAATTCAAGTATCAGAGTTAGACTTTGATGCTATTAAGTCTAATCTAAAAACATTTTTACAAGGACAGACTGAATTTCAAGATTATGATTTTGAAGGATCTGGACTTTCTGTTCTCCTAGATGTTCTTGCTTACAATACTCATTATAATGGAATCTATACTAACCTAGCTGTCAATGAGTGCTTCTTAGATTCTGCAAGCAAAAGAGCGTCAGTAGTTTCTCTTGCTAAGATGTTGGGTTATATGCCTCGTTCGGCTAGTTGTGCAACTGCCACTGTAACTGCCACAGTTACTTCTCCGACAAGTTCACCATCCACTGTTACTCTCCCAGCAATGCAACCATTCACAACTTCGATTGATAATGTATCATACACATTTTATAATCGTTCAGCTGTGACGACTGCATTAGTTTCTGGTGCATATACATTTACAGGATTGGTTTTAACTGAGGGTACTCCCCTTCAATACAAATACACTATGGCTCCAGGTGTTCGTTTTATTATTCCAAATGCCAATGCAGATTTAAATACACTAACTGTTAGTATTCAACAAACATCTTCTTCAGATCTTTATGAAGTATATACTAGAGCAGATACATTAACTGAAGTCACAGAATTATCTACAATATATTTTGTTAAAGAAATTGATGATGGTTTATATGAGATTTCTTTTGGTAATGATAATCTAGGTTTAGCATTATCAAATGGAAATGTTGTTACTTTAGATTATATGGTTTCTAGTTTAGAAGAACCAAATACAGCGTCATCATTCACATATGGTGGTGTTACTTTGGCAGGAAGCAGTTTATCTGTTACGGCAACTGCTGCAGCTTCTGGTGGTGCTTCTTCAGAAAGTATTGATGAAATTAAATTTAATGCACCAAAATACTATGCTGCACAAAATAGAGCAGTAACACCAGATGATTATAAAGCCATTATTTTAAAGAACTTCCCTGAGGCACAAACTATCTCAGTGTGGGGTGGAGAAGATAATAATCCTCCAATCTACGGTAAAACTTACATTTGTATTAAACCAAAAGAAGCAAGTAAACTAACTAATTTACAAAAAGAGTTTATTAAAAATAATATTTTAGAATCAAGAAATATTGTTTCTATTACTCCAGAAATAGTAGACCCAGAATTCTTTAATATTAAAGTTACCTCATTTGTTTACTATAATCCAAGAGCAACCACTAAAACGGCTGCACAGATTGAAACTCTAGTTAAACAATCAATCATGAAATATAATGATGAAGAGTTAGAAAGATTTGATTCTGTTCTTCGTTATTCTAAATTAACTAAAATTATTGATGAAACAGATCCAGCTATTACAAATAACATAACTCGTATTATGATTCGTCATCCACATGAGGTGCAATATAATATTGCTTCTCAATATATTCTTGATTTAATTAATCCAATTTCTCAGGATGGTGGTAAACAGGGTGAAGTTTTTGCATCAACAGGTTTTTATATCCCAAATAGTAATGAACTACATTTCCTCGATGACGACGCTAACGGAAATATTCGTTTGTACTACACAAACACTAATTTTGAAAAGGTCATTGTTACTCCAGATATAGGAACTATTAATTATGATACAGGAAGTATTGTAGTTCGCAGTCTAACAATTCGAGCCATTGATGGAGCATTCTTTGAGTGGCAGGTAAAACCAGAATCATATGATGTTGTATCAGCATTAAATCAAATCGTTCAAATAGATCCTACATTATTAACTATTGAAGCGATCGCAGACAATACAATTAATGGTGATTTACAAGCTGGTTACAATTATCAGTTTAACTCTATTAGATCATAATGCATACTAGTTCAGTAAGAACACCGATAGCATCGGTAGTAAAACGACAACTCCCTGAGTTTATCAGAGAGGACTATCCTACATTTGTTGCATTCGTAGAAGCATACTATGAATATTTACAAAATCAAGGTGTAGATTTAAGTAAATTTAGAGACATCGATCAAACTCTAGAAAGTTTTATTGATCAGTTTAAAAAGGAACTTGCTTATAATCTACCGATTGTTGTAGAAGACGAAAGATTTTTACTATCACATATTAAAGATCAGTATCTTGCCAAAGGTTCTGAGGCATCATACAAGTTATTGTTTAAACTTCTTTATGGTAAAAATGTAGAGTTATTATATCCAGGACAGCAGATGCTTGTTGCTTCTGATGGTCGTTGGAATCAAGAAATTTCAATTTTTGCTCAGGTTGATTATGGTGATCCTGATGACATTGTTGGTAAACTAGTAGACATTCAAACTGCTGGAAGAATTCTAAGAGTTCTAGTTGATAAAAAAGAATCTCTTATTGGTGAAATCGATCGTATTGTTAAAATTGGTAAATCTTTTGAAATCGAATCTACTGGAGTTTCTGGTGCCAGCACTGTTACTGTTACAAATAATACAGGCATTGAAGTAGGACAATTAGTTACAGCACCACAAAATGGTGGTGGTATTGCTGGTGGTACAAAAGTAGTTTCTATTTCTGGAAATGTTATAACATTAAGTAATGCTAATACTGCTACTGTTAATAGTTCATTAATTTTTTCAAATGAACTCTATGAATTTTTCTTAGATAAAAGATTCTTTGGTGTTATAAACCCTGGAGATTTACTCAAATTTCAAGACATATTTCAAGCAAGAATTGTACCAGCCACAAAAAATTTAACAATAACACAATCAGGAAAAAACTTTAGAGTTGGTCAAGTATTTGAATTAAGATCTGGTATTGGTACTGGTGCTCTTATGAAAGTCACTGAAGTTGAAGATGATGGTGGCATTAAATATGCAGAATTTATTAAGTTTGGTTTAGGATATACTGCTAATTTTGCATTGTCAATTTTAGCGACAAATGATGTTGTTTCTGCAGGATCGGTTAATATTGCAGGTACTTCTACATTAAGTGAATTAAATACATATCAATCTGCAGGTGCTGGCACTATATCTGCGTCGTCATCAAGCGCAACTGTTACTGGAACTGGTTCTAGTTTTGGTTCAGTTGGTAATGTAGCAGTTGGTGATGAAATTTGGACAACAGACACAACACCTTTATTGGTGGGTGTAGTTAAAAGTATTGCCAGTACAACCTCACTTACATTAACTGGTCTGGCGAGCGAATATGGTGCTGGTACAGCGATATCTGGATCATATTCTGGTGGATATGTTTTTAGAAATTCTCGCTCAATTGGAAGTTTGTATGCTCCAGGTGGAACACAATCACTAACCATTAAACCAACTCTTAATGATAGAACAGAAGGGTTTAATGAACAGGGTTATGTTAACTCAGTAGATTATGTAGTAGCAGAATATGTTGATGGAACTTATGCTGGTTCTACTCTTCGAGAGTTTTCTTTAAATTTTAGAAACGCACAAACAAATTCAGACGATCCAGCAATTATCTCGGTTGCGCTGGGTGCTCTTGTAAAGTATCCAGGATATTTTCAAACTAATAATGGATTTATTAGTGATAGCATTTATGTACAAGACAGTCGTTACTATCAAGCATTTTCATATGTAATTAAAATTGACGAAAGACTTTCTTCATATAAGTCTGCCGTTAAAACGATGTTGCACCCTGCAGGTATGGCACTATTTGGCGAGTTTAATATTACCAATAATTATGATTTAAGTTTAGAACTAGAATCATTAGTAAAATCTTTGGGTATTGGATTAACAGATCTTTTAGTATCAACAGACTCATTCGCATTTTTAACTACAACCAAAGTTCTTTCTGATACTCTTGATACTCCATCTGATTCTACATTTATAAAAACATTCTTCTCTGTATTGGATGATACTCTTGATACGCCAGATGACTCTTCTTATGCACAATCGTTTGGTAAATTATTAAATCAAACTACTTTAAATAATGATGGAGATGCAGAGGGGCATTCTGTTACAATGCAAAGCACTTCTACAGTATTTAATACTGGAAAATCGCTTTCTACATCTTACAGTGGTATGTCAGATTCTATTTCAAGTTTTGAAGTAGATAAAGCATTATCAGATGCTCCAGTTATAACTGAAAGTATCGGTATAACAACAGATAAATATG